CATGTGCTATATAATCTACACTAGGTTGTACATCGTCAACCACAGGTTGTACATCGTCAACCACAGGTTGTACATCGTCAACCACAGGTTGTACATCGTCAACTGTATTAACAGACACTGGTTCAACAATCTGTTTCACATCATCTATAACATCACGCACTTCTTCTTTAACTGGTTCACCGAATATGTCACCAGTCTCGTCTTTCTTAACATCATCTTTACCACCACTCATAAACGCGGCGACACTCGCCTTATCTATGGCGAACTTCAACATTATCAAAGATATAACAGGTAGCGGAAGACCTATACAAGTAGCGAGTATAATCTTAACCTCCGTGTTAGTGAAATAACCCATAGTCATCTCTATAACGTTATTCAACCACGTTGGATCAGATATGAGCATGTAGTTCATATAGCTGAACCCTGAATAAATGTTACCTATGACCTGCAATATGAACAACATACAGAATATGAAATACAGCCACCCCTTGTTAACATGCTTCAACACACTACCACCAGTAGCCGCGAAAGAAATAACTGAACTCACCTCGAACGTTATGGCAACAGCGAACGACATGCCAATAATGTTACCCAGACGCACGAAATCTATGATGTGTATAGTCGAAAGCACCGATGATACGAACGGTACCAACAGCAGCAAGTAAAAGAATATCTTGTCCGTCCTGCTCATTACTTCACGTCGTTTTGTTTAGTTACCGCCTCTACCTTTATGTTTATCGGCGTGTTCTTACGCTCGTTATCTTTCTTCAACATGGCGTTCTGTATCATCAATTCGGTGTTACGTTGTAAATCGTTGAATTTACCGTCGATATGCTTACCAAGCTCGACGGTATTATTATTGCCAGAACTATCCAACCTCGCAAGCTTCACTTCCAACTCTTTCAATCTCTTAGATTGCGAACTGTTAGAACACGTGTTAGTCAAGAAAGAGAACAGCGATACACCAAGTATTACGTACAGTAACTTCATCACATCAAATTTCATACATACATTTTTTTTTAAATAGTAACCAACCAGTATTATTATTTATACAAGGAAACAACCGGTCGGTTGAACCGGTTGTTTCAAATCACATTTTTTTTTCACAAGTCGTTTTTCAACAAGAAGTCAGGGTTTATAACCTTGAAACTGATGTCCTCTTCGTAATTCCTAACGACAATTCCCTCACGAATAACACCTTTCCTGTACACACTCTCACCTTTAGAGTACTCGATCATCTCCTCGACCGTCGGTGGCAACTTGAAATCCATAGACAAGATCGGAACGTGATTAACACCGAACATCTCGCACAGGTCACGCACAACATTCGTCGGCATCTTCTCACCATCAGCTATTATGTTGAACACGTTGAATTCCCTACCGTCAAGCATGTACTTGTTGCCTTGTATCTTCTGCCCGACAATCTCACCCTGTATAACGACGACATCAACATTCATCTCGTTAGCTATACATTTCAACATCTTCTTGATGTTGTACTTCTTGTACATAGACCAGTACTCTGACTTATACGAACGTGGCAACCTACAACTCTTAGAACAAACACCGATATCAAAATTATCAAATATCCCCAAACGTCTAGGCATTCTATCTGCAAAAAATGTCGCAGATTTACCATCTAGTTTTTCAGTAACATGGAAAACAACACCGTTGCATTTCTGCAACACATCTGGTATATTTTGCAAACGCTCGATGTCAGTTTTCAACATGAAATTAGGCAGCGCAGTGCTGACCTTCTTATAAGGCAAGAACGTATACACAACACTGTCTATGAACCGCAGAAACTTATTCTTTCTAACACCAGAAACAATAGATTCATCATCTTCACCTTCAGGATAATATTTAGTAATGCCAATTATAGACGTAACGTCATCACCAATCTCGTACTTGCCAGCAGGGAGTATCGACAACGGGAAACAAATACCCTGACTCACCTTACCGCGCATCTTTACCGTCTTGACTATGAATTTATGCGCCCGCATGAACTCAAACTCCGGTTTATCAGGCAGGATACTGTCAATCTCGACGTAAACGCATTTATCACCATCATTGAACTCGTCTTTCTTGACAACAAGACTCCAACCTTTGATATTACACGATTGAATTCTATCGGTACCAAATATATCCCTCACATTCCTAACCTCTTGAATAGTAGCTAACTGCCTCATATATTAAAAAAAATAAAAAAAATTACTAAATACATAAAACACCGAACAACGATACCAAACATATAATGTAAGCGAATATATAAATAAGATTCCCCCTGTTGATATACTTCGCGTTGAAGATAACAGACACGAGGTACGCGTAATAATCAGTGTTCTGTAATCTCTCGACCTTGAACTTGAACAAGCCGTACAAGCCTATATCCGCCATGTGGTTCTCGACTTTAAGCAACTCGTTAGACAAGACAAACTTTTCCGTCTGTTGCATATCCTTCTCGGGTAACATAAGAGTCTCGGCTGGCATGTTCACGACATAATACATCTCGTTGCTCGAATTGTTCATCTTCAACCTCGACAATACACCATTTTCAGACGCGTGCTTTATCTTCCGACCGAAATAAAACATATTGGACAATTCAAGCACGACATTATACACCGTGTCGATCCAGTACGTGGGCGAAACATACTTGAACACGCCCATCCTAGAATGTATCTTATCCCATGACATGGGTTCTTTACTAATATCCACACCTTTTGGTGGAACAACGGCACGTGGCTCTGCTTTCTTGCCAATATTGCCTATAAACGAACTCTCACTGTCTATAACCACACCTTCCATCGAACAACGTTATTTTTTAACACGACAAATATACTAAAAAAATTATACCAACACGATTATCAATAAAAATTAACTATATCATTTATATCGAAACCACCCCTATCCCCGAGCCTGTCCCTGTTGTACTCAATGACGTCTACCTCCAGCGTTTTTATGTAATCATCGTCCTTGATGACCACGGTCTCGTACAGCTCGCCGCAAATCTCAGTGTACTGCGGCGACTCGAAGAAGGCGGAAGCGTGTATGCAAGACATCGCCAAGTCATCGTGCCCGTTCTGGCACCTGTACGTCGTCCTCTCTGGGTTAGAACCGAAGTTCGACAACTCCATGAACGTCTGGTTACACGTCGGCACTATCCTGTCGACAGACGCGAGGTACTGGAACTTCTCGCAGTAATGCACCTTCTTCTTCCTCGAGGATAAATCGACACCCGGTTCGTACTGCGTCGACGATTCGTTTGGCAAGCTGTACACCAGCATGCCTGTCCAGAAATGCTCGTGCCTCTCCAACCTGTCCCTCACGAGGACACCCTGGTTGTTAAGCTCGAGCACTATCCTGACGTACTCGGGGTTGAACAACTCGAAAGCCATGTTGCACACCACGTTGCTGAAAGTATCCACGTTTATGCTGTTGCACCTGAACTTGCCGACCTGAACGAGCGTGAATATATCGAGGTAATCGTTTATGTTATCCCTGTTGTACACGAGGAACTTCTTCGGCAAGTACGACACCTTGAATATGTTCAGCACGTGGTAATCCTTACCGACACCCTTGTCGGTATCAATCGTGAACACGAAGTAATCCTTGCACTTCTTCAAGTCCGGCGAATCAACGGGGAACGAGTTCTTCAAGAACGACTTGTGCCACGATGCGAAACAAGACATGTCGTCGGTCTTGCTCACCTTCTCCCGGTTCTCGTAGTACGTCCTGAACATGTGCAAGCAAGGCACATCCCTAACCGAGAAATCAGAACGTATCTCGCTGAACTTCTTTATCTCAGACGAGTTCAACAACAGGTTATCACCCTTGAAGAACTGCAACCCGAACTCCTGGTTGAAATCCTCTATCGAACCCATGTCGGCGATAGTGGACTGCTTCCAAGCCTCGTCCCTGCCCGGAACCTGCCACCAGTCGACACGCATCGGATTGAACGAACTCTTACCCTCTACGGCATCCTTCCACAGCTCGTAGAACTTGTTCATGCCGTTAGGCGTTGACGTCACCACTATCTTGCTGTTTGGCGTACCGGAAATGGTCGGGTAAACCGAACGGAAGAAGAAGTTGGCGAACGAGGCGTTGATGTGGGCGAACTCATCGAGAAACAACAGGTTTATAGATAACCCGATCGCGGCCTTCTTCGTAGTCGCCCTGCCAATTATCCGGCAACCGTTCTCGAACTTCATCGACTGCACGTTGTTGATTGAAATCCCCGGCTTCATGAAGAACGGCAGGTTGTCCAATATGTTCTTCAACTTGTCTATGATCTCCTTTGTCGTCTCGGCTATATCACCGAGGATAAGGACGTTCTTCTCCTTGTTGAAGATAATGTACCACAGGATGTAAATGGAGGTAGTAGTCGTCTTGCCGCACTGCCGTGAAGCCAGCACTATGTTGTTCCTGTGCGAGTTTATACCCTCTATCAAACCCAGCTGGTAATCCCTTAACTTAACCTCTTTATAGCCGTCCTCCGTGAACATCTTGCAGTACTTGCCGGCGAAGTACAACGGGTCAGCAGCGCACTTACGCAACTCGTCCATCTCGTGCTTCGTGTACGAGAAGTTTATCCTCGGCTTGCGCAGCTTGGTGTTGTTCCCCAAGAACGGGCTGCACGATATCTTGTTCAAGTCAACGAGTCCATCCTGATAATCGCGTATTATCTTGTCAATCTTCTCCGTCGACCATATGGTGCTATCGACTGCCTCATCACCACCAACGCTAGAACTAACCTCCGACAAGTTGATGCTGGTGAAACTACCACCCTTAGACAAATAATCCTTCAAACCAAAATGATTTTTAAAACTAGATCATGTCTAGCAAGTCACCGTACATGTTGCTGGAGCCGTCATCCTCTATGATGGTGGGATCAACATCGACGGTCTCGAGCAACACTGACTTGTTGTTCGGGTCGATGTACGACTTGACATCATCGTACTTCTTCATGTACTCTACCCTACCGCCCTTAGCCTCCTCATA